TACCAACGCTTGAATAAATCATCAGCAAGATTACTGAAATTTAATAGATGAGAAATCGTTTGAAACTCTTCTATAATTTTCTTTTTGATATTATCTGGTTGCTTAAGTTTTTCAAGACGAATATCAATCGACTTACCAGATTTATCATGTGAGATTGCTTCATTTACAATATCGTCAATAGCCATTTCCAATTCAGGATGGTTAGACATTTCACGATATCTTGTTACAAGTTCTATTTCATTACGTACAGAACCTTCTAGGTCAACATAAGTTCCATAGTAAGCATTAGAGGTGATAGTGACTGCACCATCATCCATTGCTTCCGTAGGCAAAGCAAAAGAGCGTTGCTCAGGAGATTCAACCTGAACAACGTCTTTTTTACCTAAAGTAAAACCGAAAAGTTTGATTGCCATTAATATTTCATTCTAAAATTGATAGAAGAGGACCGAAGTCCCCTTCCTTACACCACACCGTCTTCGACAGATTCCCACCATTGATACGACATAGTAACAGAAAACTCTTCAATTGCATCGTTTGAACCCCAATCAACATCGATAGGAGTTACCTCGGTTGGGAATAAACCAATGAATTTGTACTTCTTCAAAGTGCTGCCTGCTTTACCAAACTGTTTTACTTCGCCATCGACTGAGTAACCAGCAGGTGCAAGAGCAAGTGGATTACGCACATTAAGGTTGTGACTATTAATGCCGTTCATCCATCTTTCAAATGCATTGCGAATTACGAAATCTTCATCATTGATAACAGTGATTGTCCAATCTGCAAAGGTTCTGTTACCAACAAACTTTAGTTCACGACCAAAGTATTGCACAGGAACGACACCAACTGTCGAACCTGGCAACTGAGCAGTCTTACACATGAATGTAAGTTTTGTTTGTGCATTTCCTGGTGTTGAGAAACCAGGGAAAGGCATAGAGACTTCAAACAGGTTTGGGCGTGCGCCGTCACCTTGTAATTGTGCTCTAAATTCATTTACGCTGAATGCCATTATTGTTCTCCTGTTCTCTTATTTATTAAAACTTTCCAACCACTTCGTCAAACGATACGCCAGTGCGTACTGCGACAAAGTTAAGTTGGATAAAGTTTACTGAACGAGCAGGTTTAATGTAGATATCACCAACGAATTCGTTACGATCAATTACTTCACCGGTGTTGTTAGATTCGTTACATACAACACGGAAGTCGGTAATACCACGGCGACCTTGAACATCGCGTAGATAAGGCTCAACTAAGTTTACGAATTGAGCGCGAGTAAACTGATCGTTGAATTCGAACATCGAGTATCTTGCTGCTCTTGCGATTGACTTCTCAAGAACGATAAACAGACGGCGAACATTGATACGATCAAATGCACTTGGCTTGCTCAACATTGTCTTATCGCCAAACAGAACAGTACCTTCACCTTGGAACGAAACAACAGGGTTGATACCTTTGACATACAAGGTGTCACGATCTGTTTTGGTTGGGTTCCATGATAGTTTGATAACGTTACGAATCTGACCGCGATTCAATCCACCTGGAGAGAACCATGGGTCTCTTTCTAGGTCTGTCTTAGCACATAGACCAGCAACATCACCGTTCAGAGGTACCCAACGATATACATCGCTATATTTGTCGTACTGATACTTCCATGAAGAATCCATGAAAGCGTATGAAGATGAAGTCAATGTGTTGCGTAGAGAAACAACAGCAGCAGCTTCGCTACCTGCGTTATCAACAACATCTGATTTACCTGGCGACAAGAACACTACGCAATCTTTACGCGATTCTGCAAGTGCAATTAAGTTTGTAGCAAGAGTACCATCTGCTGGTCCGCTAACAATCAACGAAACATCAGTAGATTCTGCGCTTGCATACAAGTTGTATGAATTGATAACGTTTGCAGTAACGATAGTACCGTCAGCACCACCAGCAAGAGATAGAGTTACGTTAGCAGCAAGTCTGGTAAACGAAACACCAGATGCAGCAGAACCCCAAGTTGAACTAGCGTTAGCATAGGTTGCAGTAGTGTTTCCAGTTGGATGGCTCATCCAACGAATGTACTGTGACTTGTTTGTTAGAACATTCTTGTAGTAGTTTGAGTTGCCACTATCGTCTTTTGCATCAGATGCTTTTGAAACGAAAGGAAACTTCTCTAGAATAGTACCGCTAGTACCTGTAAACTTACCATCTTCATCAATAATGATAATGTGAATTTCGTCATTAGCACCACCTTGATTTGAAACGAAGGTTGATGTTGCTGGTGTTGAAGTAAACGAAGAAGCGTAAGTCCAATTAGTAAAAGTGTTAGCGTCTGCCATTGAAACTTTTAACGAGTTGCCAAGTGCGCCAGCATAACGTGATGCAACTTCGCCATAAGCAACAGTACCGCTAGAATAGTTATCTAGCCAATCGTCATCATTTTTGATTAAAACAGGTCCGATAGTGTTAGCAGCAGCATTTTTAGTGGCTGAGCCTGACGAACGAACAACTTTTAAATTGCTAGAATAAGCAAGGAAGTTTGCTGCTGAGAACCAGTATTCATAGTTAGTTGAATCAGGCTTGCCAAAACGATCAGCAAGACGAGTTTCATCTGAAATTGTTACGATTTCACCAACTGGACCCCATGCAAACGACCCCGCAAATGCACCAATAGAGGTGGCGGCCGAAGGGACAACTGTAGTCAGATCGATTTCTGATACATTTACCCCAGGTGATAGCTGAAATGCCATTGGATTTCTCCTTTAGTAGTATGGGTCAAATTTGTTTTGATTGTCTATTTAGTTATTTAGAAACTTGAAGAAACTGCTCCATGAGTGTACCAAACATCTTTTCCATCATTGATTATTTCTTCTTTTCTACCATCGTCTATAATACCAACTGGAGTCAAATTCTCTTCTTCGAAATTGCTGTTTTCTTGTAGAAGTACACGGCGAATGTCGATATTCGTAGAATCTCTGAAATATGACTGCGCTGTTAACCAAGAAAACAGAACCAAACCCATAACTAAATCATCGTTGTTACCTTCTTCTGCTTCATAAGAATCACGTACTCTTACGAATGTATTCATCTCTGCAATCGTGTCAAAATCGTTGATGATTAATTTGTCGTTTTCGATCAGAGTTTTTAAGTTAGCACAGCCTATCTTTTTGACTGATTTTGTAGTCTTAATACCAAAAGAAGTAGAACGTTTGAAGCCTCCAGAAATAGATTGCCCTTTAATATGATGGTGTTCTAGTTTGTACACATGCTCATATTCTAAGTCATAATGTAGAATGTCAACGACTTGTTGCCCTATGTTGTTAGTCTCAATCAAAGCATAAGCATCGTTGTATTTTCTTGCTATCGAATAGATTACAGTTGGGAAGAATAATAACGGTAATTTGTTGTTTCGATATTTTGCTACTTGTCTGTACGGTGTCTGCGATACATCTATAACATTGATTGTAGAGTAATCTTGATCAACACCTTCTGAACAATCTACTGTACAGATATACAAATTATCTTTAATTGGTTCTTCGTAAATATCTAAGTAATCGATTGATGATAAAGGATTATGAAATGCAAGACTGCGAAGTTTTGATCCTGAGATAAGTGTTGCTGATGAACCGATAAATTCCGTTTCAAACTCTTGACGAAACTGTTCTTCAGAAGTGTTACGAATTGTTTCTTCTTTCCATGCAGCATCACGACCAGGTACTTGTGACCAATGCACTTCAAGAGGTTTGTAAGTAGAGCGCCCTTCTGTTGCATCTACCCACATCTTGTAGAACATATTCAAACCGTTAGGTGTTGATACAATAATAACTTTCGTAGTTTTACCAGAAGAGATAACAGGGTAAGTAGAAGTAAAGAAGTCTTGTGCCATGTTATGCTGAACGAACGCAAATTCGTCTAGGAATACTAGGTTGTATGTACCTCCACGAACGCCTGATGCTGATGTCGCATAAGCATAGATCATCGAACCGTTCTCTAGTTCAAGATTACCTTTGTTCCAAGTCTTGATGCCTTGCTGCAACCAAAGAGGAAGATATTCATACGCATACTGAATTCTACCAAGAATCTCACGTGCAAGAGAACCTTTGTTAGCTAGAATTGCAATCTTGTAATCGATGTTGAATATAACACACCACAACATGTAGCCAACTGTTGTAGTTGTTTTACCTACTTGTCGAGGCATCTTACAGATAGAGAATCGGTTATTGTGAAACTCTGAAACCATATTCTCTTGGAATGGCCACATCTCAAAGGGTACAAGACCCTTATCAACGTTGACAATTTTTACATAAGTTCTGATGAAGTAAATTGGATCTTCAGAACACTTTACGATCTCAGAAATTTGATCTTCGGTGTAGGATATCTCTACACCCAAACGTTTTAGACTTGCATTACCATTATAACCACCACCTAATTCAGCCATATTATTTTAGGGTGCTGCGAAGCATCCAACCCTGTTTCTGATGAGCACCTAACAAATCTTGTAAAAAATTCGATACAGCAGGTTCGTTTGCTTGTTCTGCAACAACAATACCTGCACGTAGTTGCGTAATGTATTTCTCATTGTCTTCATATAGTTGTGAAAACATTGTTCTTGCATCAGGTACTGTTGTTGCTTCTTCAACAGCAGATAGTTCGATAAATCTTGTGAACGAACCTGGAGCATACGCATTCAATCTGCGAATGTGTTCAGCGATATCGTCTGACTGTGCCCAAACTGCATTATAGAAAACGTCTAAGAACGAGTGGTACTGAGGAAAATTAGAACCCTCAACATTCCAATGATAGTTATGTGCTTTTAGGTACAGACCAAAATTAGTTCCTAAAATTACTTTAAGTTGTTCAATTAACTGTTCCATGATTGTCCTTATTCTTTAAAAATTTTACAAGTTCTGAAGTAGACCCAACAAAGACTGCTTTATCTACATTGATGTTTTTTGCAGTAAGAGATTCCCCTGTCAAATCTTTCTTGCGTTTCTGTATCTCTAACAAGTCTTTGTTTAAGTCAGAAAGGTTTTTTATCATACCAGCAGCAACTTCATATGCTCTTGGATGTTCAGATTCTTTAGCAACATGTAATAGATTGTCCATCGCAACGTTACCTTTTTCAATCAAATTGCGAATGTTCTTACGGGCAAACTCTGCATCATCTTCGGTCGTATCTACAACTACAATTGGAGCCGGTTCAATCTCAATAGGTTCTATATCTAGAACCTCTGATAACTTTTGATTCAAATTAGACATAATTAAAAGACCTGTGGGTATTCTGATATCGTTTCTGAGAATCCAAACGATTGATTTGGTAATGCTGTATTAGGTGCAGGTTGAGTAACAACAAGTACCGATTTCAACGGATTAGTATCGATGCTAGTAACGCGATATGATGCGTTTGTAAAATCACCTACAACAACATCGTTAGCTACTAGTAGTTTGTTCAAGTTGTCTACAACTAGAACACCAGTATCGTTATTGCTAAAGTAAACGATTTGTCCTGTTACGCCTCTATTGGCAACACGAATCGTTTCTGTAGTATTTAAATAACCTACACCATTTGCTACATAAACTTTCTGTGAATTTCTTGAAGAAGTTTCATAGTAAATTGATGTGTTTGCTTGGCGAATAACTTCTGCATTCTGAACAGGTGGCCAAACATAACCTTTGGCTGTAAATTCTAGATTCCAAATAATCAGACGAGTTGTTGACATATCGCCTTCATAGTCTATCTGACTAGAAACAGAATTTAAAATTACAGGCATGTCATACTTATGTGTCATCGAAGGAATGAAATCTAATGTAACTGTATAGTCTGGTGTGAAGAACGGTAGAATCTGTTCTAGTATTTGTGAAGCATCTTCTGTGTTACGCACATAGATTGACATAGAAAAACTATAGTTGTACGGTACAGGAACAAACTGAGAGTTAATTGAGGTTGATGTATTTGCAGAAAAATTACGAATCATCGAAGGTAATTT